TAGCCGTAGTTCGGCATGCCCATGAGGATTTTCTCGCTCGGAATAGCGGTTATCGCGTAGTCGAGCACCCTTGCGACCATGTTTATCGGCGACACCGCCATTGCGGGACCGTATGTATACGCGCCTGCAAGATAACAGTAATTTTATGCGTCAATCCTGGACTGACCTGCTATTCTGGGGAATATGTGGAGCTCAAAGTTTGCATTATCTCGCTGCCCGCGGTGATTTTGAGTCGTTTTGCGGTACTCGACGCGGGCGATTATTTGCTTAAGCAGAAGATTTTTCTCTTCGGCTGTGGTGGCCTCCGAGTAGGCGTTAAGAGCGTTTATCATCTTAGGCAGCTGTTCGGTCAACTTCTCATTGCAGCCCATTTCGTCCAGCTGCTTTTTTATCTCCTCGATTTTGGCTTGGCTTGCCGATATTCTCTCCGAGAGTTCCTTATTTCGCGTTAAGAAGAGCTCGGTCGTATAGATGCCTTGTTCGAGCAGGTCATAGGTCCTGGCCAGCTGAGCCTGCAGCTTTTCCAGTTCGTTTTCCGCCGTCCTAAGAGCCTGCCGGAGGGCTTCAGTTTCACTCTGCAGCGTGTTTTCTTCCGGCATCTTAAGCTGGATATTTTGCAGCCACGCGGACACTGTCTCAATCAATTTAGACTCCACAAGATATAAAGGAGCCGCAACATTCTTGCAATAGGGGTTGAGGCATCTTATAGAAGCATATGGGTTTCGGCTGCACGGCGCCATACGCTTCATCAGTTGGCCGCATTCAGCGCAGTATATCAATCCTGAGAGCGGATTTTGCAGAGTTCTGCCGGGAGTCTTTTTGCCGAAGCTTCTCAGTCTATTTTGCTCGCGTATCTTCGCGGCCAGTTTAAACTGTTCCTCGGAGACAAGCGGAGGATGCAATCCATCGACATATATCGGATTATCATTAACGGTCCGGCGCTTCAGAACCTTGCCGTCCTTGACATACTTTTTTTCGGCTTTGTAGCTCCAGCGTATCTTCCCAATGTAAACAGGATTCTCCAGAATATCGCCGATAGTCTCTTTATTCCAGATGGCTCCATGCCGTGGCTTAATCCCCATCGCGTCGAGCTCGCGCGCGATTGTCGGCATTCCAGCTCCGGAAATATAGCGTTCGAAAATATAGCGCACGGCAGGGGCCTCTTGCTCGTTAGGGCTCAGAGTATAGCCCTTGTCGCCCTTGATGCGCACCTTGTCGTATCCGTATGGAGGCTCGGCACCTAAATACTTGCCTTCCTTTGCCGACGCGATACGGCCGCGCTGGATGCGGCGGTTGATAGTCTTGTACTCACGCCGGGACATAAATAGACCGAACTCGAAGTATTCTTCGTCAAACTCATTCTCGGGGTCGTAAGTTTTGATGGGCGTAACAATTTTGGCTTTGCCAATCTGAAAGGCCCGGGCTACAAATCCCTGGTCGATTGTGTCTCCACGTGCAAGACGCTCGATTTCCATGACGAGCACGCCCTCCCAGGCGCCTTGCTCCACTTCCTTCAGCAGGCGCTGGACGACCGGGCGGGCTTCGATGGTCTCGCCCGATACAATCTCCTCATAGATTGCACCTATGGCAAGGCCGTGCTTTTTTGCATATTCCAGCAGAGTGGCCCGATGGCGCGCAAGAGTCTCAAGTTCGCCTTTTGCTTCAAGCTCAAGGTCCGCACGCGATTTTCTTAGGTATATGCAATACAAAGAGCATAGGCCTCCTTGCCCAGGATTGTGTCCAAATTGGACACCGCTAGTTATTATGCAGCCTTTTCGAATAATACTGTCCCGGAGCTGTCTTGGACAATTACCCTCGACAAATTGAAGTGTTGGTTGTACTTCTGAGAGTAATTGCCGATAATTATATTTCCGATGCGGTCTACTATTTCAGTGTCAGTAGAGTTTACAACAATAATCGCGTAATTATATCCTGCACCATTATACACCTCAATTTTATCTATGTATTTATACCAGGATGTTGGATTACCATATGCGTTTCCAAAGTTCTTATTCATCGTTTCAGCGAGTTCTGCTGAAAGTTCTTCATCTAGGGTTCCCTCACTCGCAGGAGCTTCCTCGGTGAATGAATAACCTTGTGCATAACGATAATTAAAAGATGCTACTGGTGTTTTGCTTAAGTTTATCCTGGCATATGTTGAATTATCAGCCTTTAAATTTTCGATAATTATCATGTCATATCCTACTTGCTTATTATTGGAATCATAGAAATACACATGGATATCTCCCGTGAATGTGTAGGGTCCGCCGTTTTTTACAGTCACAATTGCTTGATTTAGCGCATTATCTGTTTCATAGGTGACTTTTATATCTTCAAGATTACCTATCGAGTTAGATAGAGGTTCAGCAGTTTCTGGGGAAGGTGTTGGCATACTTTCCGGAGTTTGCGAAGGCGTAGGGGTCGTTGTTTTTCCGCAGGCGGCTAATAAAGCAATCAGCAGCAAAGAAAAAACAATACAGCTCAATTTTTTCATAATCTCTATCCCCTTATCGAATTAATAAGTTCAGATAATGTCTAGAGCTTTTCTATTAAGCTTAAAAGGCTTTTCAGGTTCATTCATAGATAATACCTTTATGCCGCGTTTCTGCTGCTGGGTAAGTGATAATACCCTGATTTCGGATATATCTTCTCCGTAGTAATGCTGCAAGATTTCGAATTTAAGCGATTCTATGCGGTTACGGATAACACGCTCGGAAACCCCGAACAATCTAGCCAGCTCCTGTCGTATCAGAGGAAATCTGTCATCAGCGACAGGAGAATAGAAGTCGACTTCAGGAGGCAGGTTCCAATCCAGTCTTTTAAAGAGCTCCGGAATGAAAAGCCGATATGGGACCAAAAATTCGGCAGCCCATTCGTTAGCCTGCCACTCCTGAAATGCGTTCTGCTTGTCCCTGATTCTGTCAAAGCACTGGAAGCTTTGGGAGGGATGATTTCTATGTAGTATGAAATGTGCCAATTCGTGAGCGCAATAAAAATTCTGCTCGACCCGGTTTCGCTTGGAATTAAGGATTATTAGGCTGTCGCAGTCTCTCTGAAGCAGTATCACGCCTTGCAGCCCGGGAGTTTTGAACGGCAGATAATCTACCGTTAGCGATTTCACCCTGTCGCATATGTTAACGGAGTCTAAAGGATAGTGCTCCGGCTTTATGCCCATACGCTCGCGAATTTGTTCGACTCTATCATAAAGTTCCTTTTTGGTCATCGGACTTTTTCTTTTTCATCCTCTCAACCAGAGTTAGAATCATTTCAATATCTTCCGGGTCGAGGCCGTTGTCCTGGGCTCGTTTGGCAAAGTTGAAATATACATCTTTAAGCTCCGTGGCGGCGGAGCTTTTTTTATTTTCACGGTCTAGTAAGTAATCAGTAGTAACCCCGAAAAACTCAGCCAATCTTGTCAGTGTCTGAAAGTCGGGCTGTCGTTTGCCTGTTTCCCACATTGATACGGTTCCAAATGCGACATTAAATGCCTTGGCGAACTCAGGCTGGGTTAATCCTTTAGCTTTTCTTAATTCACGAAGTTTGTCGGCAAACAACTTAACACGCTCCTTCCATTAAATGAAAAATATCACAATCAGTGAAACGACACAAGCAAATATAATAATTCTCACGAAATGTTGATTTGCTCTTGACATATCTCACGAAGTGATATATATTTATCTCACGTAATGTGAAACCAATAACAGGAAGGGGGTAAATGCTTGAAAGATAACATTAAAAGGCTGCGCGTGCAGAAAGGACTAACACAAGCGCAGCTTTCTGAGGTTTTGGGTTACAATACCCCGTCAATTGTAGCCATGTGGGAAGCAGGGGTGCGTAAAGTACCAAGCGATAAGCTTCCGCTTTTAGCCGAAATACTTGGCTGTACAATCGATGACCTGTATAAGAGTCCGTCTGATTCATGTGCTGAAACAGCATAAGGAAGGAGAACAAGAAATGAAACCGTTGCCCAAATCACTAATGTCGCAAGGCCAGACCATTGAACAGCAACGCATTTTGCGGTGGATAAGGGAAAACGTGGATTGCGCAAGGCTTTCTGGTATTGCCTTCTTGGACAGAAGCCATGTTAGGCTGACTTATCGCGCCCAAAATCATTATCTGGTAACTTATCACAAAGACGGCTCCATCACTATGCAGGAAATAACCGAAGCCTGCTGACAAATGGGAAAGCCCCGGCGCATATCATTTACTACCAAGTTAAAAGGGGGCGGATGAAGTGGCGATAATAGCTGACTACATGAGCGGCGACTGCCGCATCGTAATCCATGATGATTATGTTGTAAAAACTCGGGAGGAATACGAGGAGATAAAGCGGCGAATGTCCGAAATCTATTATTTTCATCGCCGCAAAGAGATAGAAGAGCGCAGAAAGTTGGAAAGGCTCGAAAAACAGGTGTCCTGACAGAGAGCTGTCGCCGAGGGCGGCGCTCGGAACAAATTAGGACAAGCCTATTTTCCTGCGAGTTTATCATACTCCAGATTAGGAGGTTTTTCCATGTACCAAAATAAGCCAAATGCGATTCAAAGAGCGAGAATTTGTAAAGGTTTAACCCAAGAAGCACTGGCCGAACGCGCCGGATATTCTGTCGACAGTATCCGCGCCTGGGAGAGCGGCGCAAGGATAGCGTCTCTTGAGGCGCTCGATACGCTGCAGGTATGCCTTGACGCGCCCTGGCTGCCGGGAGTGTATCTCAGGGAGCAGACCAATGCCCTTAACCATTTACTCCCGGAGTTCGAGGTCGGGCGGCCTTTATCCGAGGCTGCGGCCGAGTACATATGCTGCTTGCTTGAATTAATCGATAAAAAAGTCGACCGCACGCTCCTGCGCATGGTCGCCGATGGAAAAATCGATGAGGTCGAGAGGGAAGTCTACGAAGATATTCTATCCATAGCCGCACGTGCGAATAAGGCCTATTTTGAAATGCTCTACAGCAAAAAGGGAGGCGACCGCAAATGAAGCAGCTACATAAAGAAAAAGCCCCTGCAGATGCGGGTACATCTGCAAGGGCCTGTGGCCATACACCACATGAGAACAAATATATTATACAGCATTGTACCAGTAATTGCAAGGGGGCGTTTTAATGCCTGAAGAACGCAAGCCCGCATACTGGACGGTGCTTCCTGCTCGGGTGAGATATGACAAGGAGCTTCGGCCGAACGCAAAGCTTCTCTATGCGGAGATATGCGCTCTGGCCGATGCTACCGGCTATTGTTGGGCACCGAATGAGTATTTTGCAAAGCTATACAACCTGACAATTAAGACAATAAGCGAGCTGATAAGCTCGCTTGCACGTCGGGGTCACATTTTCGTCGAAATAATCCGCGATGAAAAAAACGAGGTCAAGGAGCGCAGGATATGGGTCGACAAGCCCGTATCCTTAGACGACATACCTCTCCCGAAAAATCCGGATACCCCTCTCCCGAAAAATCGGGAGACACCTCCCCCGAAAAATCAGGAGAGTCCTCTCCCGAAAAATCGGGAGGAGAATAATACAAATAATATTAACAATATACCCCCTATAGTCCCCCAAGGGGGACGTCAGCGCAGGGAACCCAAAAAGGCTCCTGATTGGAAACCGGAGCGTTTCGAGAAGTTCTGGAGATATTATCCGCGTGGCGAGGCTAAGCAGGCTGCGATTAGAGCCTGGGACAAGCTAAAGCCGAGCGACGAGCTTATAGACCAAATGGCCATTGCCCTCAAGAGGCAGATGGCCTCCGAAGAGTGGCAGCGCGGAATAGGCATCCCGTACGCCTCGACCTGGCTTAATCAGCGCCGCTTTGAGGATGAAATCAAGGCCCCGCCGAAGCAAATTGTTTCGGACGGTTGCGGCAGCTGGGCGGAGGACGAGGAGGTAATTTGATGGTCGATGAAAACAACCTCAACCGCGTCCGCTACACCATTCTCGGGACCATGCTCAGAAATCCTGCCTGCGTCGGCGAAGTAATGACCAAGCTGCAGCCCAGGCATTTTGACAGCGTGGCCACCCGCGGCCTATTCAGCGCGATTAGCAAGCTGCACTTTGCCGGCGCGCCGATTGACCCGGTTACCGTTCTGGCCGAGGCCGGCGAGGACTACGAGGTCGCAATTGACGAGGTGCTCAAATACTATACGGAGGACGTGCTGTATTACTGCGATTTACTGCTGGAGCAGAGCAGGCTGTTTGAGGTCCAGCGCCGGGGCATTAGCCTTGCGGAAGCCCAGGACATGGAGGCCGCCAACAAGATTATCGACGACATTAACGCGCTGATGGTGAGCCGTAATAAAATCGAGCTTATTGCTGCAGCCGAGGCGGCCTCGGAATTTTACAGGCGCTTAAAAGAGAAAGAGAAGCCCAAGTACCTGAAATGGGGTATCAAGGCGCTGGACGAAGGGCTCTTTGTGGAGATGGGCGACTTCGTCATAATTGGCGGCTATCCATCAAGCGGCAAGACGCTCCTGTCGCTGCAGTTCGCGGTCGGAATGGCGGCAAAGTACCGGGTAGGGTATTTTTCGTTAGAAACCAATTTCCGCAAGCTATCCGACCGCCTTATGGCGCATATGGCGAAAATGCCTCTCCCCGATATTAAGCGGCGCGCGCTGAGCGAGGACCAGTGGAAGGCAATAAGCACCGCAGCGGCGGAACTGAGCAAGCTGCAGCTTGACTTTATCAACGCTGCTGGCATGACGGTCCGCGACATCCAGGCCCTGTCGCTTAATCAGAGATATCAGGTTATCTTTGTCGACTACCTGCAGCTGGTCGTGTCGAGGGGAAAGGACCGGTATGAGGAGGTCACAAACATATCGAAGGACCTCCATACTATGGCCCAGCACCACGGCATAACCGTAATCGCCCTTGCGCAGCTTTCACGACCGGACAAGTCCAAGGGCAAGCCTCAGCCGCCCACAATGGCCTCCTTCCGCGAGTCGGGCCAGATTGAACAGGACGCCGACGTCGCCATGCTCCTATGGCCGGTTGACATCAATGACAATAGGTCCAACAGAATACTCAAGGTTGCTAAAAACAAGGAGGGCGAAAAGCTAAAGCTCGAGCTGCAGTTTGACGGCGCCACGCAGACGCTGATGCCGGTCAAGCCCTCGCTTGCCGCAGAACTCAGCCGGATAAACGCCGAGATTAAGGCGAAGGAGAGGGCCGAAAAGGAAACGGAACCCAAGCAGATGGAGTTTACTGACTTGGACGATGATACAGACATCCCATTCTAAGGGGGCGCAGATTATGACCGAAAGACAGAAAAGGCTGATTGACGCCGAGATAGCTCGGCATATCGCCTTGGCTAAGATATGCGACAAAGCCCTTAAGGATTACCACATAGAGGTGGCGGAGGCTCTGTTAGAAGTTCTGAGGACGGGGAGTGATGAGAATGGCAAGCAAAGCTGAAGACTCCTACCTTGAATATTGTCGAAGCATGGGAGGCTGCGATTATATGAGCAGAGCCACACCCTCCTGCGATTACTTCCTTATTACAGGGCACCGCCGCCCCTGCCCGGGCGGGCAGGGATGCACCGAGCATACGGCCCTTAAAAAGCCCGAGAAGCACCCGGCCGAAATCGACGTTGTCTCCGGGCTCCCCATACTGCGCAAGAGGCTGAAAAAGCGCAAGCGCAGATATACTTTCGACACCAGAAAAGCGCTTGAGCTATACCGGCAGGGTTTATCGGACCCCGCTATTGGTAAAGCTTGCGGGATAAGCGCAGCGTCGGTTTACAACTGGCGCAAGAACAATAACCTCCCTGCAAATAAGAGCACAGCGGCCGTTGGCCGATGAAATCGGTTACATACTAAAAAACTATGACAGAAGGAGCCATCACACATGAGAACAATTGCTATCGTGAACCTGAAAGGCGGGGTGGGGAAGACGGTCACAGCCATCAACACCGCCGCAATACTGGCAAGCGAGCATCAGCAGTGGGTACTGCTGATAGACGCCGACAGCCAGTGCAACGCAACCGACTTTTTCGGCGCGGATTCCACCATCTGCAGCCTCGCCGAAATACTTAGGTACGACTACAGCTTCGATTTTTCGGTCTATTCGGCGATTCAGCGCACGGATTACGAAAACCTTGATATTCTTCCCGCCAGTGACGCGCTGATGGACTTGGACCTGTCCAAGATTGAATCGAAAAAGGTCCGCACCGGCGCGATAAAGGAATTAGCCGCGGCGGCCGCCGAGGAGGATAAATATGACTACATAATCATCAACTGCCCGCCGGCGTTCAGCGCGGCCTCGGCCGCGGCGCTGGTGGCCGCCGACGATGTCATCATTCCTATTAAGCTCGACGCCTTCTCCCTGCGCGGTATGGCCAATCTTATGCGCCAGGTGGCTAACATGCGGAAACTATACCCAAGGCTTCGCGTTGCCGGCTGCCTTATAACCATGTGGTACAGGGACGATAACATCGCCGAGGCTGAGAAACAGCTGCGCCGCAGTTCCCTGCCGGTGTTCTTTACCGTAATTCGTCGCTCCAGCAGGGTCGACGGCATGACCTTCGCGCAGGAACCTCTTCGCTTCTACAGCCCGCATAGCGGCGCCGGGATTGATTATCGGAAATTCGTTGAGGAATACCTGTCGGGGGGTGTGAAGCGTGGCTAAAAAGGCCGGTTTTGACCTTTCGGCCATTATCGGCGACGTAAACGCCGGAAACAGCGGAACGGTTGAGCTGATACCGGCGGAGCAGATACATCCCAACGACAAAAATTTCTACGATATTTGCGACTTGGACGGGCTTATCGACGCCATCCTTATGGACGGACTTCAGGCGCCGCTGATAGTCAACAAAAAGGCCGAGGGCTACTATGAGATAATCTCGGGGCATCGCCGCTTCGAGGCGTTAAAGAAGATAATTGCGGAGAAGCTGCCTATTCGGGAGGGCAAGCTGTTCGCGTCCGACATCGCCGCCGGGTATATTCCCTGCCTCGTCAACAGGTACGACAACGAGCTGCAGGCCGAGCTCGCGCTTATCCGCGCCAACAGCGACAACAGAGTGCTGTCCTCGGCGGAGAAGGCAAAGCAGGTCGAGCGCGTCGAGATGCTTCTATACCAACTGAAGGAACAGGGATACGAGTTCCCGGGCCGGATGCGCGACTATGTCGCCGAGGCCTGCAAGGTGTCCGCCTCAAGGATAGCAAGGCTCAAGGTGATAAAGGACAAACTGGTCCCGGAATTTAAAGAGCTCTACGAGAAGGGCGAAATAAACGAGTCGGTCGCCTACGCTCTGGCAAAGGAAACTGATGAACTGCAGAAGCTTATCCACAAGGCTTATGTCGAAAAAGACATGAAGTATCTGCCAGAATGGAAGGTGCAGGCCTTCCATGATAATCATAAAAAGATATTCGCCATTAAATGTACTGACGGAAACCCCTGCACCAACAGGGAGGCCATGTGGGATAGGTACATAGAGTACAACGGTTACCAAACTGCATGTAGCGGCTGCTGCAAAAAATGCAGTCAAATGCTAAGCTGTAAAGCCGTCTGCCCTAAGCTGCGGGATGAGGTGCAGGAAGAGAAGCGGAAGCAGCGTGCCGAAAACAAAGCTGAGAGAGAGAAGAAAAAGGCTGAGGAAGAAGCAAAGATTGAACATATCCGCGAGCTATGGATTCGCTTCGGCGAGGCCCGCCGCGCTGCCGGCGTCAGCCTTGAAGAGGCCATAAAAATACTAGGCCATTATTACAGCGACTCTTATTTCAAAAATTGTCAAGAAGAAGACTATATTAAGCGCGAGAATGGCGAAGAGAAGCTCTCCATCTATGCTGATACCCCGTACACGGGGGTACTTCCGCAAAAGATTGCTGACCTTGCAGAGTTATTTGGCGTCTCGCTGGAATATCTCTTCTGCAAGACGGACGACCCGGGCAGGAGGGCCGAGGTCTGGCGGTTCGGCAATCCGCAGGAGCCCGGCATGTACTGGACGCTTTCTGAAAATGGCGGAAAGCTCTATTACTGGAACGGTTCCGAGTGGCAGCACCCCATTGCCCGAATTCAAATGACGCCGGAGGTAAGGTACTGGATGCCCTGCCCGCCGCTCCCGGAGGGGATTTGGGAGAAAGGAGTAGACGATGGCACAGTCAAGGATTGAATGGACCGAATATAGCTGGAATCCGGTCACCGGTTGCACACCAATATCGGAAGCCTGCGAACATTGCTATGCAGCACGCATGGCAAAAAGGCTTGCCGGCCGGTGCGGCTATCCCGCGGATGAACCATTCCGGGTAACGCTACACCCCGAAAGGCTTTTTGAGCCTTTGAAGTGGAAGGAACCACGGAAGGTGTTTGTATGCAGCATGGGGGATTTATTTCACCCCTACGTACCTGATGATTTTCTTTTTTGTATTTTCAGCTTCATAACCCATATTTCGGTGCGCCATCATACTTTCATTATCTTAACAAAGCGTCCGGAAAGAGCCAAGCAGTTTATATGCAGCCTTGATTATCAGGACTGGGGCATTCCATGGAAAAATGTCTGGCTCGGAGTGACGACAGAAAACCAGCAGCGCGCCGAGGAGCGAATACCGATATTGCTGCAAATACCGGCAGCGGTGCGGTTTGTGAGCATTGAACCGATGTTAGGACCAATAGAACTACGAAGGGCATTTGGCGGCGAAGGCCCAAGGCATACATACATTGAGCAGGTTGACTGGGTAATCTGCGGTGGGGAGACGGGGCCTGGAGCAAGGCCGATGCACCCGCGTTGGGTCCGGTCACTAAGAGACCAGTGCCAGGAGGCGGGCGTGCCGTTCTTTTTCAAGAGCTGGGGGGATTTTGCGCCCTGCGACAATTATTCTGGACTTCAGAAACCAGTATCAGTCATATCTCTTGATGGCCAGGATGACGGAATGATGACTAAAGTAGGCAAAAAGAAAGCCGGCCGTATGTTGGACGGCCGGACATGGGACGAAACCCCGAAGGAGTGACGTCGCAGCGAAATGAATAGCTTGCCGGGGCAAATGTCTCTATTCGAAAAATGGGAAAGCCGAAAACCGATTAAATGCTTTAGCTGCATTTTCTTTAAATCCCACCGTTGCGCAAACCAATGGGTAGGAAGTAAACCTTGCCCGGATGGTATGAAGTTTGTCGAATATACTGGCTCCAAGGTAAAACAATGTATTCTCGCTACAGTTGAGATATATCAAGACGGTTATATGCATTGCCCAATAATTAATAGTCTCGGGTGTGATTATTGCTATAGGCGTATGGAGGACGAAGACTTCATATTTGTGCGTGATGAAAGTCAAAATTATGAAAGAAGACCGTGAGAAGGAAGTGAGTATAAATGCCGAAATCAAGGCCTCCGAAGAAGCCGACACCACCGCCTTCTCCACCACCTACCTTGCATGACGAGGTGGAGAGGTTGAAGATGGAGCTAGATAGAGAAACAAAGCTGCGCATGTTTTTCGAGCGAGCGCTGAAAGAGCTGGAAGCTGGCACTATGAAGCCGTCAGACTATATTTGCCCGGTCTGCGGCATAACAAAGCAGCCGAGCTCATTGTTGAGATAAGTTTCGGTTTTATCGATAGTTGACAATCGCTTCCTGGACTTCTTTAGAAAACGTGATGACTTCAATATCCGGTTTCCCGGAAGCGCCGAAATGGGCATGGAAGCCCTCGGGCTCGTCATACTTGGACTGCCATTGCCAGAGCATATATCCTTCCTCGGCAAGCTTGGAGGATAGACGCGCCCATTGCTCGAGAGAGTCAATTTTCATTTAATCACCCCAATCATTATAACCATAGAGCCCTAGGGGCCGTAAAGGAGGAGACGGCCCCTGTGGCCAAGCAACGGTTCAAAAGAATAAAAGCCGGGCGGCTGGTAAGAGAGGCATTGTGGTCGTCGCCATTTCCTAATGACACACCCAAAGCAAGAGCCGAAAAATCTAAGTGCAGCAGCGCCGCCAGGCAGCGGTTGAACGACAAGTACAGTTGGCAGAAGCTAAAGATGACATTGGCCGCCAATTTCGATTTCAAAGACATTATGGTCACGCTTACATATGACGTCGACCACCTGCCTCGGGACCGAGAGGAAGCCCGGAAGCTGCTCAAAAAGTTTTTAGCGCAGCTGAGGGCTTATCGCCGCTCTAAGGGCGAAGAACTCAAATATATCTATTGCATTGAAGATAAGCACGGCGACGGCCGAATACACCATCATATTGTTCTCAACGGAACCGGCGCCGATTATGAAGTGATATATAAGCTTTGGAATTATGGCACCGACATCCATATTGCGCCGATAGACACTTTCGGCTACGAGGAGCTCGCCAAGTACCTCACCAAGGAGGTCAGGGAGTATGGCCATATAAAGGTGGGAGCAAGGACCTGGGTGCCTTCGCTGAATCTGAAAAAGCCGGAGGTTTCCCCAACTGTTTGGGTGGACGGCAATATGCGATTGGAGCCGCCGGTTAATGCGTACGTTTTATATAGAGAATCAATAGAGAACGAATGGGGGCGATTCTGCTACATCGAATATCTTTTGCCGGAAGAACCCAAGGCTGTACGGGTAAGGCCGAAGCAAAAAAGAAAATAGAGCCAATAAATTTTCAGCCTTGGAACAATGTATATTTTCTGATTAATTCAGGCATTTGGGGGTAAAAAGCTTGAAAAGCACAAGATGTTGTGGTAAAATTTTGCCAGTGATAGATGGATTTGTCCGCTGCCCGACCTGCCGCGCGAAGCTGATGCAGGTCAGGCAGGATACCAGAGCCGAGAAGCTGATAATATACTGCCGGCGCTGTAAAACCGAATACTCGGTGGACATCAAAATGGGCCAGTGCTTTGAGAGCCGGGGCCAATGACCAAACCCTGATGGGTGCGGTGATTGGTCCCGGCTTTGTTTTTTGGCCGGGAGGTAAGAACGTATGGCCAGCAAGCCGCTGAGACCGTGCAGACATCCGGGATGCGCGGAGGTTACTCGTGAGGGCTGGTGTGAGAAGCATAAGCCAAAGCCGCAGGAGCGGAAGGAGAGTACCGACTGGCATTGGATGTATGAGACGAAGCTGTGGAAGGAAGAACTCCGGCCGAGGCAGCTTCTTCGAGAGCCTTTTTGCCGGGAGTGCGCTAAAGAAGGCAAGAGAGTCCGGGCCAACGTCGTCGACCATATTGTTCCTCATCGCGGTGATTGGGGGCTGTTTATTGACCCATCGAATTTTCAAAGCCTCTGCGAGTATCACCACAACGCAAAAACCATGCGGGAGTTGAACGAAAGACGTTCAAAAATCGCCCAGATTTGATGCGCGCCGAGAGCGCTGAAGCTACGTCCGCGCGCCTGCGCGCACGGCCACACGCGCAAGAGCACGCGGGGGCGCACGTGTGTGAGGAAATCCGAAGGATTTCCCGGACCCTCCCCCCACCCCGAGAAAATTTCTCTGGTTTGACATAAAACCGTGGGCCGACTCGGACGCGAGAAAAATTCCCCCATCAGGATTTTTGGGGCCCCTGCCGGCGCGGGAAGGGCAACGGAGGGAACTGCAAATCGGGAATTTCGAGGGAAAGGAGATGAGCAATTATGCCGACACCGTCCAGGACGCTTGAAAACATGAGCAAAAACCTGACAAAGGCTGAAATCGAGGCCAGGAGCGCGGCGGAGCAGGAGGTTCTGCCGGACCGCGGACGCGAGGCTAAGCTGTCGAAGCCCAAGTTTATCAAGAACAACAAGACAGCGTCCAAATACTGGCGCGACATCATCAAGCGCATGGAGGGGCTTGCAATCTTGGACGACTTGGACAGCGAAATGCTCGCCGGCTATTGCTCCATGCTCGCCCGCCGGGACCAGTGGATATCGATTTCAAACCAGCTGATGGAGACGTTGGCCGAAAAGGATGTCGACCCGAACAAGATACTCGAGGTTGTGTCCAAATTGGACACCATAACCGCGAAGCTTCAGACACTCGAGCGCAATCTGCTGTCGTATGCAGATAAACTCGGGCTCACACCGACGGGGCGAGTCCGGCTGGCGCAGAAACGTGCGGAGACGGCCATGGCGGCCGACCCGGACGGTGATTTGTTTGGCGACTAGGTGGAAGTCGGGTCTTCACCATCCGGTGTCCGTTTACGCAAAGCAGGTGACCCAGGGGAAGCTCCGGGACAAGTGCTGCAAGTACGAGATACTCGCCTGCCAGCGGCACCTGGACGACCTGAAACGGCAGGGAACAAAGGATTTCCCTTATGTCTTCGATACGACCAGGGCGGACAGGATAATCCGGTGGTTCAAACAATGTGTTCAGGTCCGCGGCGTCTACCAGGGGCAGCCTATCGAGCCGCAGCCGTGGCAGATATTCGACCAGGGCTGCCTATACGGCTGGGTTCATATGGAGACAGGCGCCAGGCGCTTTATCGTAAGCTACAACAAGAGAGCCAGAGGCAATCTCAAGTCAACAGAAAATGCTGCGAAATGCCTCTATCATATGTGCGCCGACTGCTACTACCCGCCCTACAAGCCGGAACTCGCGGTCTTTGAGCAGGAGCCCGAGGTGGAATGCGCGGCGGTCGACCGAGGACAGGCGATGCGCGTATTCGGCGACGCGAAAAAGATAGCCAGGGCCTCTCCGAACATCGCCAAAAGGCTTATCATTCCGAGATCAAATCCGGTGGTTCACCGGACTCGCGGCGGATTCATGCGGGCTTTGTCCAAAACCACTGAAAACAAAGACTCGGGAGCCCCCTCCTACTTCTGCGTCGACGAGTTCCACGCGCATAAGACTCGCGAGATCTATGATATAGGCCGGTCCGGTTTCGGCAAGCGAGTGCAGTCTCTGCTCGATGTAATTACAACGGCCGGCGACGACGCTGAGAACAAGCCCTGTTACTTTGACGAGCTCTACTACAAGCGGGTACTGACAGACCCGAGCATCAGAGAGGATAGAATCTTCATCATGATCCGGGAGCTGGACGAAGGCGACGATCCGCACGACCCGAAAAACTGGCTCAAGGCAAACCCGGTGCTCAGGTACCCGAACGAGTATTCAAAGTACCTCCTGGACGAAATCATCGCCGAGCATAACACAGCTTACGCCTCAGGAGACCAGGAAAAAATCCGTAAGTTTCTTACCCGCCGCTGCTGTCTCTGGCAAGCGGCCAGCGTGAACAGCTATCTCACCGAGGAGCAGATGGCCTTAGCCAGGGCGGCGCAGGTAAGCCGCGAAGAATTCGCAGCTTTAACCGACGGCTTACATTGCCATATCGGTTTCGATCTCGGCAAGCGCGTGGACTTGTCCGGCGTCGCGGCTGTATTCAACCTGCCCGACGGGCGGGTTGCTATTAAGGTTCACGGCTTCATGCCGGAAAACGGCGCGACACGGCACGAGCATACCGACCGGGTGCCTTATATAGCCTGGGCGAAAGCCGGCTATTGCACACTCACCCCGGGCGACGTTACGGACAACAGCTACGTCGAGAAATGGATATGCGACGGCGAAAGGCTCCACAACTGGAAGGTAGACGAAGTGGATTATGACGGGCACAATGCCACGGATCTCGCAATAAAGCTGTGCACCGAGCGTAACAACGAGGATTTCTGCGTGGAAATTCCTCAAACCTGCGCCGGCCAGAACCTGGCGGTTAAGGGCTTCCGCGAGCTGCTGCTTCAGAGCAAGCTGGTGCTGGAGGAAAGCCCGCTGTTCATGTGGTGCCTAGCAAATGCGGTCGAAGTCCAGAACAATTTCGGCGATGTGAAGCTTAACAAGAAGCACAAGGATGATTCAAAACGCATCGACCCGGTCGCGGCGATGATGAACGCCCTGGCCAGGGTGCTGGTAAAGCGGGATAAAATAACGCTTTCGGAAGCCATCGAGCGCGGAAACTACACCTTATAGCTCGGTTCTTGACGCTGGGCTGAGGGGAGGCTTTATGAAGAGGAAATTAAACGAGAAAACGAGGAGTACCCTTTCGGATGTGCTCCTGCTGCTGGGAGCTGCGGCGATAAGTTTCGGTTTCGGCCTTATTTATCTGCCGGCTGGCATTATCGTCGGCGGCCTCTGCGCCTGCGGGATTGCCTTCCTGCTGGTAATGGGAGGTGATGACCATACTTCTTGATGCAATCAGGCGGCCTCATACCGTGCTTAATGTTAACACAGCTTCTGTCACTTCGGCCGCGGCGCTGCCGGCGGTGAATTTCGAGTCGTGCAGCGAGCAGGCGGCGATGAAGCTCTCGGCGGTTAACCGCTGCATCGAGGTCCTATCGGACTCAATGAGCAAGCTGCCCTACTATTTATGGGACAGAAATAATCGGAAGCGTGTCGACAACCATCCGCTGAACAAGCTACTCAATATCCGGCCGAACGAGGCCATGACGCCGAGCGTCCACAAAAAAATGCTCGAAGCAAACCGCCTGACGCACGGCAACTCCTACGACTGGATAATTCGCGACCCGAGGAGCGGCCGGCCCGTGGAGCTTATACCAATCCCGGCCGAGCTGGTGCGGCCCTGGAGAGATGTAAACGGCCGCGTCTGGTACGACGTAATTCATCCCTGGCGGGGAGACATGATGCGGCTTCCGAGCACCGACATCATGCACTTCAAGGCCTACAGCCACGACGGCTTTATTGGGATTTCGGTGCTGCGGCGGGCCTCGGAAGTCATCGAGGCCGGAAGGGCCGCGCAGACCTACGACCTTAATTTCTACCGGAACGGCGCGCAGCCCTCAGGGGTGCTGCAGGTCGACGCCGACCTCAGCGGCGAAGTCGAAATCCCAACCAGCGACGGCCAGAAAATCAAGATATCCAAGAAAGAGTACATCCGCCGCGAGTGGGAGAAGTTCTATGCCGGGCCGAATAACGCGCACCGGACCGCGATTCTTGATTTGGGGCTCAAATATCAGCCAATTGCGATATCGAACCAGGACGCGCAGTTCGTCGAGCGACTGGATATCTCGGTGCAGGATATCGCGCGCTTTTTCGGCGTGCCCCTCTACAAACTGCAGGCTGGGAAGCAATCTTATAACTCCAATGAGCAGAACGCTATCGAGTACGTCGTCTCCACACTGCACCCCATCGTCACCCAATACGAGGAGGAGCGGACATGGAAGTTGCTGCCGGACTCGGAAATCGACTCCGGCCTCGAAATCAGAATAAACATGATGGCCGAGCTCAAAGGCGATGTTAACAGCCGCAGCAACTGGTACAAAACTATGCGCGAAATCAGCGTGTTCTCCGTCAACGAGATACGCGCCCTGGAGGACATGCCCGACGTGGAAGGCGGAGACGAACGCTACGCGAGCTGGAACTACGGGCCGCTGTCAAAGTGGGCGGAGCTCAGCGTGATAAGAGCAGAAAAAGGAGGTTCAAATAAGTGAGGGTAGCCCTAAACGGTTACATAGTGTCGGATGACGTTGTCGAGCTATACCGGTTTTTCGGCTACAGCGTCTTTTCTCCGGCAACGATAAGGAAGGCAATTGAGGAAAATCCGGAAGGCGAGGACCTCATCCTTGAGGTCAATTCCGCCGGCGGCTCGGTTATCCCAGGCTTTGAGATGTTCACCGTGCTCAAATCGGCGCCAATTACTACAATTGCCGAGGTCCAATCAATTGCCGCTTCGGCAGCCTCGACGATGATAGCCGGCTGTACGAAAGTCTACGTATCCCCGGTCGCACAGATTATGATGCATCTGCCGTTAACTTCCACATACGGCAATGAAAACGCCCATAAGACAAGCCTGCGGATTTTGAAGTCGTTTAAAGAATCAATACTCAACGGCTATGAGACAAAGTGCAGGGGTAAGACGGCCAGGGCGCAGCTTGAGGCTATGATGAACTCGGAAACCTGGCTGACCGCCCAGCAGGCCGTCGAGATAGGTTTGGCCGACGGCATCCTTTACCAGGACGACGGATTTGTGCTCCCAAACAGCATCGTAAACGCCGTCGGCGGCGGTATCCGCTCTCTTATCAACTCCGGAACAGGGCTGCCGGACCCGGAGCAGCTACGCGCCGAGTACAACCGGCTGAAGGCCAAGGAGCAGCCGGTTGTACTCGGCGAGGGCAAAACATGTGATACGGCGGCAGAAAAAGCCGCAGAAGATAACGATGGGTGGCGGGCTCGAGCTCGGGCCTGGCTCAACATCGAAAAATTAAGATTTTAAGAAAGGATGAGGAGAAATGAGACGCAAGCTTATCGACCTTAAGAACAAACGCACCACCCATCTCACCGCGGCCCAGGCCGCGCTCGAGGCGGGAAACAAGGAAACCTACGACAAGGAGATGGGCGAGGTAACGGCCCTCAACGAGGAAATCCAGAGAATCGAAAACCTCATTAACGAGCAGGAGCGCTTTTTAGAGCCTGCAAACAAGATGCCGGCAGAGGTCAGGGACCTTGCCGAAGCCCGCGCGGAGACGCTCCGCAAGGGCGGCACGATTACCTATAGCATCGAGGAGACGCTGGCTGCCTTCGGCGTCATGCGGGTTACGAACGCCACGACGCTCGGAAGCGGCACCCTCGTGGAACCGACCCGCGCCGGCACTCTTATCCGCGACAGGCTGAGCCCGGTCAGCTCCATCATCGACCAGGTCAGCGTCGTCGACCTCACAGGCTGCGGCGCGATACTGGAGCCGTATGTAAAAGAGGGCCTGGAAGCTCAGGCGGGCAAGGTGACTGAACTCGCCGGAACGCTCCGTGCCGAATCGGACCCGGTTCTGCGCTTTGCAAGAATCGCGCCTTTTGAGGTCAACGTGACAACCTATGTAGACCGAAACATTTCCAATCTCTCTCCTGCCAACTATGAGGCTAAAATCCGTTCTCTTGCTATGAAGGCGCTTCGCCAAAAGGTGGCTGAGCTTATCTACAACGGTGATGGACAGGCGACGCCCGAGATGTACGGCATCAAGACTGCCAAGAACACCAAGGGAGAAATCATGTACGCCACTGTGGACGTCGAGGCCAACTCTATTACGGCCGACACCCTGATGGAGCTCTATTTCGCCTACGGCGGCGACAACGAGCTCGGCGGCTCCGCATGGCTCTACTGCACCAAGAAGGACCTCAAGGCTATCGGCGAGCTGAGAGGGACAAACGAGAAAAGGCGCCTGTTCGACATCACGCCGAACGAGAACAATCCCAACATGGGCGTCATCAAGGACGGCGGCTACATAATCCCGTTCGTGCTGTCGAGCGGCCTGACAAGCATCATAGGCACGACCGCGAGCGATAAGCCGATACAGACCATGCTCTACGGAAATCCGCTTGCCTACGAGCTCGGCCTCTTTGGCAATTATTCCATTCGAATCGACGAGAGCTACAAGGCCGGCGAGCGCCTGCTGACCATCCTTGGCGACGTTATGGTCGGCGGCAACCTGGTTGTCGACAAGAGCTTCGTCGTCGCGACAATCCCGGCCGCTGAAGGCTGATTGTGATGGCAGTAGAAATATCCGAGGAGAGACTTTCCGAGCTTTTAGCCTACTGCCGGCTGGGCCCCGAAGAGGCGGCCGATGAGCAAACCATAGCAACTATAAAAAGCCTTTATGCTGCGGCCGTCGGGTATCTTGAGGAGGCCGGGATAAAGGAACCGAAAGAAGGCACGAGCCGCAAGGCGCAGTACGACCTGCTTGTTAACGCACTGGTGCTTGACGGCTACGACCGGAGAGGAACCCATATGGAAGCCACAGCGATAACCGAGAATCCCGTCTTCCGTAGAATGCTGACCCAGCTTAAGCTTACGGAGGGATTGGTGTCCAATCCGGACACAACGACATCATAAAGGAAAGGAGGGGGCCGGCGGCCTTCCGCCGGCGGTTATGGGCATTAATGCAGGAAAGCTCAATCAGCCTATATACGTCCTTGAACTGAGCGAATCTGACACCGGCTGGTCCTGGACCGTGCGGCGGAAGGCCTGGGCGGCCGTTGAGCAGTCGGAAACCCGGAAAGTATTCTCCGCTAACGCAACGGCCTCGAGGTCCTCGGTTGTGTTTACTATCCGCCGGCAGAATCTCTCGATGTTTGACGCCATCGATTGGCAGGGGCGGCACCATCTTATAACCTCAATCGAGCCAACGAAAGATAGAGCCCATCTCACGGTCACAGCCGTACCCGCGAACATTGCGAGCTGCACTGCCGAAGCGAACAAGGTTCCGAAAGGCAAGACTTTTCCCGCCGCGCTGGCGGAAAAGTATGTCCGGCACGAACAGCTCGAGCCGATGGCCGTCGCCTCAATCTGCTATGTGCTTATAACGCCCAAGCCGGTGATACTGCAGCCCGGCAGCCTTGTGGACGTCGACGGAACGCCGTATGCCGTCCTGGCCGCCCATCTGCTGGACCCGTACCGCAATGAGTATGAGGTTATGAGAAAGGCTGATTTGTAGTGTTATCACTCGACAAAAGCGGATGGGACAAGTTCATGGCAGCCTGGGACAACGTGATTAAAGCTTTCCCAGACGCCAAGCGCCGGATTCTTGAAGAAGCCGGCAAGACGGTTTTACAGGAAGTCAGGAGCCAGATTATTGGTTCCGGCATCCGCGACGACCGCTTCCATGTCCGCGGCTGGCAACAATACCGCGTTGGCAGCGGCGGAGGCTATGTCGCGATTGCCCCGGCGGTTGTCGATGTACCCGGGAAAGGCCTGATGTCTAAGAAAATTACAAGATACCTCGACCGCGGGCATGCCGCAAGGGGGCCTTCAGGCAGGGCCAAACGATACCAGCCGAGGATAACTGCCGCCGGAATCGGAGCTAAGGGAAACGTTTTTGTGCGTGGACGCTATTTTTACAGGGAAGCCCGCACCAAGGCTAATAAAGAGGCGAAAAAAGCAGCCGAGAAGGTGCTTGTGCAGATAGAAAATATGCTGTACGACCAGGGCTATGACGTATAGGGGTGAAATAATGCTGAATCTAAAGAGCATAAGGGAAGCCGCTGAGGCATTACTGAACGAGCGCTTTCCCGGCGAGAAGGTGTATCACAATATGGTGCCTCAGGAATTCTCGAGGCCGTCATTTCTGATTGAAATTGGGTCGACGTCCATTACCGACGCTTCCCTCGGCCTTGTTGAGCTTGAGGTGACCTTAGCGATAACCTGCTTCACCAATGTGGACGCCTACCACAACAGCCACGTCGAGGAGCTGGAGGCGCGGATGATGTCCGTCCAAGAGCTGTTCTTCGCCGGCTATCTTAAGACCCAGGATAGAGCGCTCCATGTAATCTCCAACAAGGGCCAGTGCTTTTTTGATTATGCCACAGTCGAAATCATACTCCGGTACAGGGACGACCAGCCCTCAACGGACGAGTGGCCGCTGATGGGCGCGGTACACACAACGATAAAGGAGGAATCGTAGTTATGGGACTGCCTAACATCAATATCACATTTTCAACCGCGGCCCGCAATTCCATAGCCCGGTCGCAGAAGGGCGTCGTGGCGGTCATTCTGAAAGACTCCGCCGCTACTGGCGCGCATATTCTCACCAACGTCAGCCAGATACCCACCGCGCTCTCGGCAGCCAATAAGACATATCTGCGGCAGGCATTTCTCGGCTATGTGACGCCGCCGCGCAAGGTTATTGCCTATGTGCTGGAGGCCGATGCGGAGGATTATTCCGAGGCGCTCGACTATTTTGCGACGCAGCAGTTTGACTATCTCGTCGGCGCGCCGGACTGCGATGCGACGCAGGCGGCGGAAATCGCAACTTGGATAACAGCCCAGCGCGCGGCCGGCGCCATCTACAAGGCCGTACTGCCCGACAAGGCCGCCGACAGCGAGGCAATCATAAACTTCGCCGCCGAGGGCATGACCGACGGGACCAACACCTACACCACCGCGGCCTACTGTGCCCGCATCGCCGGCCTGATTGCCGGCACGCCCATGAACATTTCCTGCACCTACGCGCCCCTGCCCGAGCTCACTGACATCAAACGCCTCACCAAGGACGAGATGGACGAGGCAATAGACGCCGGAAAGCTCATCCTGATGCACGACGGCCAGAAGGTCAAAGTCGCCCGCGGCGTAAATTCCCTGCAGACCACAAGCGACAGCAAGGGACCCAGCTTCAAGAAAATCAAAATTGTCGAAGCCGTCGACATGATACGCAGGGACATCACGAGGACCGCCCAGGACACCTACATAGGCAAGTACGCCAACACCTACGACAACAAGATGGTGCTCTGCACGGCCATCAGCGACTATTTCAAAACGCTGGAGCAGGCCGGTATCCTGAGAAGCGGCGGCTCGAGCGTAGGCATCGACGTCGAGGCCCAGGAAGCCTATCTGCAGAGCAAGGGCATCGACACGTCCGACATGTCGGAGCAGGAGATTAAGGAGTACAACACGGACGACCAGGTGCTCCTCAAGGCGACTATCTCCATCCTCGACGCCATCGAGGATATCGCCCTGGCCATCACAATTTAAGGAGGCTGGATTATGGACTCTGCAAAAAGAGTGATTAACGGTACCTACGGCCAGATATGGCTCGAAGGCGAGCTTATAGCCGAGTGCTACGGCTTTCAGGCGAAGTACACTTTCAGCAAAGAAGATGTTCAGCTCTGCGGGCAGCTCGCCACGGACTCAAAGATAACGTCCATCAAGGGCACCGGCTCCCTGCGGCTCCATAAAGTCTATTCTAGGGCCGCCGTGCTCGTTGGCGACGCCATAAAGAACGGAAAAGACCCGCGCTTTACAGTCATATCGCTTCTAAAAGACCCCGACGCCTACGGCGCCGAGCGTGTGGCCGTAAAGAATGTTTCCTTCGACGACCTCACCCTTGCCGACTGGGAGGCAAAGAATGCCGTCAAGGTCGAAATGCCTTTTACATTCACCGACCACGAATTTCTTGACGTCATAACTCCCTAAGGAGGGTTCCATGTATGGATAAAAGCAAAAGCGTACTTGACATGCTGCTAAAGCCTGAGCTGCCAAACGTCCAGAAGGAACTCCCGACGGCCAAGTATAGAATCAAAAGGCTTTCGGAGCTGCTGGGCGAAGACGTCGTATTTACGCTCAGGGCCCTGCCATACGGGAAAATCGACGAGCTCCGGTCGGGTATGGGCGACGATTTGAGCATCCAGATAGTGCTTGCGGGCGTGGTCGACCCCAACCTGAGAGCCCCCGAGCTCTCCCAGCGCTTCGGCGGCGTCACGCCAGCGGAAACTCTTAAGGCTATGCTCCTGCCCGGCGAGATTGAGGACCTCTCCCGGGCTATAGAGCGCCTTTGCGGCTATCGCACGGCCACGATTGAAGAAGTAAAAAACGCCTAGAGGACGGCAGCGACCCGGAATTAGAGCTTATCTATTACCTGTTTCATTACAAAGGCTGGGCGCCGAGCGACTATTACAACAAGCCGCCCGGTGAGCGTGACCTAATTCTGGCGCTGGCGTCCTATGAGGCGGAGCAAAGAAGGAAATCAAGGGGGTGCTGATAATGGCTGAAGAAACCGGAATTGTGCTTAAGCTTATAGACAAGGTTTCACCGGGTCTTGCGACAATCTCAAATTCCAACCAGGCTTTCAATAAGACGCTCCAGGAGACCGAGCAGCGCTGCCTTGCCTACACCAAGCGCATCCAGGACCTTGTTAAAGACGCCGCCGCCCTGAAAACAGCCATAAAGGAAAGCACCGACGAAGTAAACGAAGCACAGAAGGCATATAAGAAATACGGCGACGAGGTTAGCAAAAACGCCCTCAACGCCGCTATAGAGAAGCAAATAAGCCTTAAAACCCAGCTAAAGGACACCGAGTACGCCATCCGCAATACACAGCGGGCTTTCCACTCGTACACCGAGGATATAAGGAAAGCAAACAATATGAGCACCGGCGACAGCGGCATACTTGGCGCCCTTGCGAAAGCAGGCATTACCAAGATGCTCGGCGATACGGCCGCGCAGGCCGCGAATGTTCTGGTAGGCTCGATGTTCGGCAGCCAGGTCGCCGGCTATTTCTCATCCACCCTATCCGGCGCCACGGCAGGCGCCGCTCTAGGCAGCATCCTGCCCGGCATCGGCACGCTTGTCGGCACGGCCGTAGGAGGCGCCATCGGGCTTATCAACGGCGCCATACAAAACTACCAGAGCCAGGACGAGGCCTTCAAGGCCTATGTCCAGGAGGCTCATAACACCGTTACCGGCGAGTTGCTGTCAATTCTCTCAAGCGGCACCACGATTGCGGCGCAGCGCGAGATGGACCTCATCTCCTTCATGACCCTTCTCGGCGGGCGCGAACGGGCGAGCGCCTTCCTCGAAGACATCAGAGAGTTCGCCGAGAAGACGCCTTTTGAGTACGATACCCTGACTAGCCTCAGCAAGACGCTCACAACCTTCGGCTACGCGGTCGAAGATATTATCCCTACCCTCACCAAAATCGGCGACGCTGGCGCCGCTCTCGGCCTCAGCCCGGCCGATATCTCATCGGTCGCCACATACATCGGCCGCATGAAATCCTCGGACAAGGCGACGCTCCAATACCTCAACCCGCTTAACGAGCGCGGCTTCGCCGTCTTCCAGTGGATAGCCGAAGCCACCGGGATGTCGATTGAGGAAGTCTACGACCAGTTATCCAGAGGCAACATCTCCGGCATATCGACGGCCAATCTGATACTTAGGAAGTTTGAGGAGCTCTACGGCGGCAGCATGCAGATACAGGCTGAGACCTATTCCGGCCTAACTTCGACCCTCGAAGACGCGCAGGCCGAGCTTGAGAACGCTATGGGTGCAGGCTACATCGAGAAGCGCAAAGAGGGTCTGCAGGCAGAAATCGATTTCCTCTCCGGAGAAAACGGCGCCGCAATGCAGGAGGCCTACTCCGCCATCGGCGCATGGAAGGCCGAGCTTGAGAACCAGAGGGAACAGTATATCCGCGACGCCATCGCCGAAGCGATGCAGTCCGAGGAGTACATCACAGCAAAAGAAACCGGGGACGCAGCCAAAATGGGTGAAATAATCATGGCTGCCAAAGTCAAGGGCATAAATAGATACAACGCCTCAGACGGAGCAAAGCTAGCCATACAGTCAGAAATTTCCCTTGCCGAAGCTATCCGGGACGACACGGCCACCGATGACGCCTACTGGAACGCCGGTTACAAAAAAGGCCAGATGTTCTCGAAAGGACGGGCTGCCGGCATGCTTGAACGCATGAAAGAGGACATCGGGATGGCGTTCAACAGCGACGCCACCTATTACCTCGGCAACAGCCTCTACGATTTGTACGGCAACCTGCTTTCCACTGGCGGCAGCTACGCCTTCGGCCTTGATAGAGTACCGAGAGACGGATTCTACTATCTTCACGAGGGCGAGCGCGTGCAGACGGCCAGCGAGGCGAGGAACGGCAGAGCGGGCCTGACCGGAGGTATAACCATTACGGTTACCGGAAACTCCTTCAGCGGCCCCTACGGCCCCGAAGAGGTCGCAGAGGAAATTGCCCGAAAGCTCGTCCATGCGCTTGAACTTGTTGTGCCAAGCTAAGGAGGGGCGCTTCCATGCTCAGAAGATTCATTTTCAAAGACACCGAAACCGGCGCGGAGCTTATGCTGCCGGTGACGCCTCGGTCTTACAGGATAAGCTGCGGCCGAAAGGCCGTGACGCTTGAAATGCTCTCCACAGGCGACATCAACCTCCCCGGCAACATAACACTGCTGGACGAGGCTATCGTGTGCCTCTTCCCGGCCCACGCCTATCCCTTTGTGCTGCCCGGGGCGGTGCTTGAGCCGTTCTATTACATAGACCGGCTGAAAAAATGGTCGGAGGCCGGCACGGTGCTGCGCTTTATCGTCAGCGACACCCCGGTCAACGAGCCTGTCATCCTGGACCCTATCAGCTACACCGAGCAGGACGGTACCAACGACGTCTACTGTACCATAACGATGCGCGGCTACCGCGAGCTTGCCCCTGCCATAGACGGCAGAACGGGGAACGCCAAAAGAAGCGTCGAGGCCGAGCCGACGATGCAGGAGACCTATATCGTGCAGGCCGGCGACACGCTCTCCGGGCTTGCCCGCCGATTTTATGGCGATGCTTCACTATATCCCCTTATTGCCGAAGCCAACGGAATAAAGAACCCGCATCTGATTTTCACGGGACAGGTGCTAACCATTCCGCGCAGGGCGGTGACTGTATGACGGAGAATCTTACCCTGCTTATCACCGGCACCAGCGACGCAACGCCTCTTGTCCAGTCGCTCACCTGGTCGGGCGGCTACAACCAGTGCGCGCGCACGCTCGAGTTCGACCTTGTGACGTCGAGCGTGGACAAGCGCCTACCTGCCATCAACGCAGAGCTGGGAAACCGTGTGCAGCTATACATAGACGGCAGCCTGCGCTTTGACGGCTTTATATTCTCCCGCCGCTTCGACGGCAAAAACACAAAGAGCTTTACCTGCGCGGACCGCGGCTTCTATCTCAACCGCAACGAGGCGAGCTACAAGTTCAGAAGCATGACCCCCGAGGCGATAACTGCCATGATATGCACCGATTTCGGCATAGAGGCCGGGAATATCGCCAAAACCGGCGTCACAATCAGCCGGAACTTCCCGGGGACAAGGCTTTACTCCATCATTCAGACGGCCTACACGCTCGCCTCGCTTGAGACCGGAAAGAAATATATGCTTCGCTTCCGCGGCGCGGCGCTCGATGTGATAGCCAAGGAGCCGGACAGCAGCACGCCGGTGCTGAAACCCGGGGCGAACCTGCTGTCGGTGTCGGTGACCGAGACGCTCGAGACCATGATTAACCGCGTCGTGATTACAGACGAAAACGACAACCAGGTGGCCATACGCGAAGATGCCAACGCAATCAAGCTCTACGGCCTCATGCAGACGGTGCTGAGACGCCAAGAGGGGGAGGACACCGGCGCCAAGGCCCAAAAGCTTATCGACGACAACGGACTAGTGCAAAAAATAACCGTTACAAACCTCGGCGACCCCTCGCTTATATCCGGCAACTGCGTCGTGCTGCAGGAGCCTGTCACAGGGCTTTACGGTCTTTTCTGGATAGATAACGACACCCACACCTGGAGGAACGGAGTCTATCAAAATCGCTTGGTCCTGAACTTCCGCAACATCATGGACGAGGCGGAGGCCGGAAGCCTGCCGGTCGCAGGCGGCAGCGGAAGCGGCGGCGGCAAATCCAAAATCACGTTCTAGGAGGCGTCAGGATGGAAGACAATCCGTATTTTAAGCTGGCGGAAATGCTCAAGCATCAGGCGTCGAGCTCTATAGGCGACCTGACGCTTGGCAAGGTCATAACGGCGCCGGACGAGGACAATCCGGACAGGCCCTTGATAGTCGCCGTCGGCGGCACGCTGCAGGAGCGGGAGGACCTGCTTTTAAACACCGAGCTCGACCCTCTCGGCTTTGCGGCCGGCGACCAGCTGCTGATGCTTCCAATCGATGAAGCGCAGCGCTACATCATAATCTGCAAGGTGGTGAGCGCATGAGCACGCTGTTCCCGATTATCGACGCCCCGCAGGCTGTAAAGTCAACGGCTTTACCCCTATACAGAGAGGTCGCCTGGGACTACGAAACCAATACCCCGCGCTTTGAGCGCGGCTCTCCGGTCATAGTGAGCGGGAGGGAGGCTGTAAAGGTCTGGGCCTGGAAAGCGCTGCACGTGCCCCGCTTCCGGTACGAAATGTACTCCCGCGACTACGGCACGGAGCTCCACTACCTTATCGGGCAGCCGTATTCGGAGGAGCTCAAGCGCGCCGAGGCCATAAGGTACGTCCGCGAGGCCCTGATGATTAATCCCTATATAACGAGCGTTGACGACATTTCCGTTGACTTTGACAACGGAAAGCTGTCCATAACCTGTAAAGTAAACACAATTTACGGCGATAGCGAGGTGAGCGCCAGTGTTTGAAAATATCACTCCCGAGTCGATTAAGGCCAATATTCTAGCCGCCATCGACACCAACCTCGACACACGCGAGGGGTCCTTTCTCAACGAAATGATAACGCCGGTGGCTATGGAGCTCTGGAAATGCTACCAATCCCTAAAAGCCCTGATTCCGATAGCCTTTGTCGACGAGACGAGCGGTCCCTACATAGACAAGCGCTGCGAGGAATACGGCATCAAGCGGAAGGCCGGCACGAAAGCAACTGCGGAGATAAACTTTACCGGCTCCAGCGGCGCCGTAATTCCCGCAGGCACGGCCTTCCTTACGGCCGGAGGGCTCGAGTTCCGGCTGAAGGAGCAGGTTACGCTTGTGGACGGCGCCGGTACCGGATTACTTGAGGCCGTAAACGTCGGCGAGGCATACAACGTCGATGCCGGCGAGATAACCAGCATTGTCAGGGCTATCCCGGGGCTTACATCATTTACAAACGCCGCGGCGTCCGGCGGCACGGACCCCGAGACGGACGAGGCTCTCCTGGCCAGGCTCAACGCCCGCCGGCAGACCCCGGCTACCTCCGGAAACGCCTATCATTACCGCCAGTGGGCGCTTGAAGTCAACGGCGTGGGCGACGCCAAGGTGCTGCCCCTATGGGAGGGGCCCGGTACCGTAAAGGTGCTGCTCGTAGGCCCCGAGAAGCAGCCGGTGGACGAGTCCGTCGTTTCCGCCTGCGCCCTGCATATCGCCGAGGAGTCGCCGATAGGCGCGATAGTCACGGTCGAGAGCGCCGAGGGCCTTACCATCAACGTCGAGGCGGCCGTGACAATCGACTCGACCACTACGAAGGCCAAGGTGCAGGAGCAGCTTGTGTCCAAATTGGACACGTATCTGAAAAGTCTGGCGTTCAAAGGCTACACGCTGCTGTATAACCGGGTTGCCTTCTTCCTGCTTGACATCGACGGCGTTGTCGACTTCACCTCGCTCAAGATAAACGGCGGAACCGGCAACATCACCATCGCCGAGAGTCAAGTGCCGGTGCTTGGGACGGTGACCGTAACATGAAGCTTATCGATTACCTGCCCGATTTCTATTCAAATTCGCCGGAGGTCGTGAGCATCCAGGAAGCCATCGAAAAGCAGGTTGCAGCTCTTTGGAAGGCCCGGGACGAGCTTATGGAGCAGCTCAACGTCTCGACCGCCACATGGGGCCTTAAGCTCTGGGAGCGAGACCTTGCCATAACCTCAAAGGCGGAAGACAGCGAGGATTTCCGGCGCACCAGGATAATGTCCAAGCTCCGCGGGGCCGGAACGACCACGGTGGCCATGATAAAAAACGTCGCCGAGGCTTTTTCCAACGGCGAGGTTGAGATAACCGTATATCCTGCGGAGCACCGTTTCGAGATAAGGTTCGCCGGCACGCTCGGAATACCGCCAAACATGGACGACCTCACGGCCGCCATCGAGGAGATAAAGCCCGCGCATCTCGCTTATAGCTACATCTTCACATTTATGACTTGGGCGATGTACGAAGCTTACAACCGCACATGGGCCGAGTGGGACGCGCTCAACCTGACCTGGGAAGAACTCGAAGTCTACAAGGAGTGATAATATGCCGAGTGCGAAGAAAACGCCGAATTATGGCCTCAGCCAGTGGGAGCCCAACGAGTACCTCAAGCGAGAGGACCTGGTCAACGACTTTGCGACCATTGACGCTGCGCTGAAAGAAAACGCCGACGCCGCGGCCAGCGCAGCCATTATCGCTGAGGAAGCCAAGCAAACCGCGGACGCTGCCATCCCTAAGAGCATGGCGACCGAGGCCGACCAGATGCTTGTCTCCACAGGCGCCAAGACATGGGCCGTAAAGACGCTGGCGCAGTTTAAGTCATGGCTTGCCCTTAAGGTAGAAAACATATCGGATTTTGCAGCCTCGGTGCGCTCGACGGCGCTGACGGGCCTCTCCACGGCGACAAGCGCGGTCATAACGGCCACCGATACCGTGCTCTCGGCGCTCGGCAAGCTCCAGGCCCAGATTACCGAACATGCCGACCGCGAGGACAATCCCCACAACGTGACGGCGGCGCAGGTGGGGGCGCATAGCAAAGAAGAAACGGCATCTACCGAGACAAAAATGCTATTCGGCCTCGGAGCGGACGCTGTGCCGGATGATGTGTTTGCAGCGATACCGCCGATGCTGAACCCAAAAGCCTATGACTTGCTTATATCGCAGACGCTATCTGCTGACACGACACAAATAGATATAAGTCTACCGAGTATTTCTTCATACTCCGCAATTGTTGTTGAGGCGCGACTGCTGCCGGCTACTGATTTAAGAAACTCAATCCGCTTTACGTTCAACGGCATATCAACCAACAGTTATGCAGGAATCCCGATGACGGGCGGCACTACATCCCTTTATAGCGCATCGCTTGGTCTCGGAGATATGTATAACATAGCTAACGGGTACATGAATTTAAAAATTGAAATCGCGCTAGATGGGAATACGGTATCTGGACAGTATTTTTATAAGTGTCGTTATGGAGACGCGGTAGGAGATGCAACAGGCATGGGAGTGCTGTTTGAAGTAAACAAATCATCGCTAGCGCCTTCCGCTTTGTCAACAATAAACCTAATTGGGACTAGAGAGTCTGGCATAAAAAGCGGTTCAAAAATTTACGTTTACGGGGTGAAGAAATGATAATTGATGTAATAGTTTTAACACCCGAAGGACAGGAAATCGTACAAAAGGAAGTGCCAGATGATTATCTG